ATCACCCGTCTCTTCGGTGAGAAGGCACGCAGCACCGGAACCAGGGATGCCGGTTTCACGCAGATGATCGACCACCTGACGACGCTCTACGCACTGGAGCAGCTCAGCCCGGCTGACAAGGCCTCCCTCACTTCCCTGGCTCAGTCGGAAGGTGCCGGCCTGAAGTTCGCTACCGACTACCTGGTCGGACAGCGTGCCGAGGAGCAGCGCAAGGCTGAGCAGTCGGCCCGTGCCCGGTTCAACGGCTTCAAGGGCTACATGCCCGAGCAGCTGAAGACCGGCGTGCACCTGATGGTGGCCGATGACGCCCACTACCAGGATCTGATCGAGCGTTCCTACGTGCGGGTGGCTGACTACAAGGGCAGCTCGGCCGATGGCCAGAAGAGCCGCATGGGTTACTACTTCGCGCCGGTCTCGGCCCGCACGATGTTCAACCAGGGGATTTTCCAGAACGTGCGCCAGTCGGTGAACGGGGTGGACATCGCCTCCGGGTTCAACAACTCGTCGATGCTCGCCGGCCGGATCACGGACCGTCTGGAAGTGGCCCGTACCACGCTGAACCTCGCCCGAGGAGAGTCGGGTAACGAGCCGCTGATGCCGGTCTACGACGCCAAGGGTGTGCCGGTGGCTTACGAGCGCTCGATCGATCCGGTGCAGGCCCAACGTGTGGCCAAAGAGCAGAATCTGGCCGAGCAGATCGGCAACTGGCGTGGCCGTCAGGTGGAGGAAGCCAAGGCCCAGGAGTTCAACAATGCGCTGGTCGATGCGCTCCATGCCCGGTATGAGGCGGATCTGAAACAGTCCTCCTCGAACCAGAAGGAGTACATCAACCTGAGTGACCCGCGTGAGCTCGCCAGGGATCCGGTGATTGCGGATGCGGTGAAGCTGATGACGCCGGAAACCCGCCAGCGTATCAAGGCCGTCTTCGGGGACAACTTCTATGTCTCCAAGGACATGCTCCATGATGCGATGGGCTACCGCAGTGCGTCGGTGGGGGATGTGTTTACGGGCAACTCCCGCTGGTCGCCGGCCACTCAGGAATACCTGAAACGGATGATGATCGGCATGTTCGGCAACAAGGCCTACCAGTATTTCACCAATGCTGAAAAGACCGTGCAGAACTTCATCGGGGACTCCAAGACGCTGATCGTGGTCAAGTCGGTGGTGGTGCCGGTGACCAACATGATGGGCAACGTGCTGCAGCTCGCTGGCCGCGGTGTGCCGATGAAGCACATCGTGATGGGCATCCCGAAGAAGATTGCGGAGACCAGCTTCTACGTGACAGGCCGTCAGCAGCAGATCAAGCTCGAAGCAGAGATGCGCACTGCAACGGATGATCCAGTGGCTACCCGCAAGCTCGATGCCCAGTGGCAGTCGATCGAAGACAGCTTCAAGCGTCTGGCGATCTACCCGCTCATCAAGGCAGGCGAGTTCACGGCGATCTCCGGTGCGTCGAACATTGGTCCGGATGATGTTGCCCTGACTTCAGGCAAGCTGCACTCGTTCCTGGAAGACCAGGTGTACAAGCTGCCCAAGTCGTTGCAGACGGCAGGCCGCTATGCACTGGTGACCGAGGACACGGCGCTCTTCAAGGGACTGAAGAAGTCGGTGGAGTATGGCGACTTTGTGGCCAAGGCTCTGCTGTACGACGACCTGACCCAGCGCCAGAAGAAGTCGAGCGAGTACGCACTCTCGCGGGTGACCGAAGAGTTCGTGAACTACGACAAGCTGCCGGGCCGCTTCCGGGGTTACCTGGAAAGCATGGGCCTGCTGTGGTTCTACAACTTCAAGCTGCGTGCGGCGAAGGTGGCCATGTCGATGGTGCGTAACAATCCGGTGCACTCGCTGCTGGCGACGGCGACTCCGCTGCCGCACATGTTCGGCTCGGTGGGCACACCGCTCACGGACAACTTCTTCACGAAGCTGCTCGACGGGAAGCTGACCTACTCGTTCGGTCTGGGGCAGGCCTTCCATGCCCCGATGATGAACCCCTGGGTCCACATCATTGACTGAAAATGAAAAACCCCCGAGAGATCGGGGGTTTTTTACTTGCGGAAGTCGTTCGGGTCCGGTGGCCACTTTGGTCCCGGATCCGTTTTCTTTCCTGGTTCCGGTGCCTTGCTGGCGAGCCAGGTCAATGCACCAAGGACAGCCACTACGGCAATGTAGGGCGCTGCGGCGACGAGCATGGCGGTAATCGCCACGATCGCCACCACGATCAGGATCCCTACAGCCAGGAATCCAGTCGCTTTCATTACGCGTTGACCGGCTTCTTCAGGCCCGCGAACAGGCTGCGTGCGGGCTTGGCTTCAGCGGCACCCGTATCGGTCACAGGAGCAGCGTCGGAGGACGCAGCGCCCGGCGCGTCGGAACCGGCAGCGTTTCCCGCTTCACCAGCACTCTGGGCAGTCCCAGCCGAATCCGCAGCTGCACCAGCGGTCGATGCGTCCGATACCGGCAACGCTGCCGGTCCTGCTTCCTTTGCGGTGGGCTCCGGTGCCGGCGAGGACGTGACCGACTTCGTCACGGCTACTTCTGCCTTCGTAACGGGAGTGGGAGCAGGGGCCGGCGTCGGTACCGGACCAGCTTCCGGTGCTGCCTTGGGCTGGCTCGGAGCGGTCTCCGGCACGATGTCGATCGTGGCCTTGAAGCCGTCTGCGCCACGGGTAGCTGACAGGTCGATGTCGATACGCATGCCTTCCTTCACGCTCAACTGCGAGAGGATCAGGTTACGGATGGCGGTTTCGATTTCCGACTGAACAATTATGATCTGCATTTTCATACCTTTGCGAAAAGTCGCATCAAATTCTGGAACATGGGGGTCTGTACCCCTGCATGGATTGCGCCGATGGCGTCGGCTACGTGTTCTGCCCTGGCGGCTGATACTGCGCCCTGGTGCATGGGCCAGTTGGCATCGGGGTACTGGGCCAGGCCGGCAGCAATCATTTCGGCCTTGGTCGCGTCCTTCTTTCCTGAGAATGCCTTCTTCACTTCAAGTGCAGTCACCTCGATCAGGGGAATCCCTTCCGCTCTGACCGCACCCAGCACGCCTACACAGAACCCGTAGCTCGCCATGGCTCGGGCTGACTGCGAACCAACCGGTACTTCAACGAAGATCACCTGCGCCTTGCGCGTAATGGGCAGCACCACCTCAGCGAGCTGGGTCGTGAGATGCAGGTCGCTGGAGTTCTGGCGAACCTGCTTGCCCTCCAGATCCTTGGGCTGCACCACGTAAAGGGTAGGGGTGGTCATCTCCCCCGTGTCCAGATCCAGGATGGCCTGGGCGATTCCCCAGTTACGCATTGCCGGATCCATGCCGCATACGGTGATCTTCATTTCTGGCTCCGGATGGTTACGCAGCCTTCTTGCCGAACAACGACTTGCGTTCGGTGTTCGCAGCCTGCGGCGGCGCACCGGCAGCACCTGCACGGCTGGCCTTCGGTGCACCAACTGCGCCGGTTTCGCCATCCTTGAGCGTGCGCTTGTCACGCGTCTTGCCCTTGTTGCGCTCGAGCCAGCCATCCCAGAAGGCGGCCGTCTCGGCACCCTGACGGGCTTCGTTGACGGTCATCTTCGATTCGGTGTCGAACACCTTCTCGATGTTGTTCTCTTCACGCGTTTCCGAGGTCGGCTCGTACTCGCCGGTGGTGTCGTTCTTCACGTTCTTGTTCACCAGCAGCTTGAGCACGGCGAGCGACACTTCCTTGCCGAGCAGCTCGGTGAGCATCGGCACCGACTTCGGCGCTTCCTTTTTCAGCTCCGGGTCGTACAGCTTGATGACCTTGTCCTCGGCGTCCTGCTCAGCGAGCGGCTTGCCGGTGGCGACCAGGCAGATATCGTCGACGGTCGTGAAGCCCGGCAGCGGTACCTTTTTGGTCTTGTCGTCCTTGTTCAGGAAGAAGTTCTCGCCCTTCTTGTTGGTGATGTAGATCGTCGGGCGGAACTCACGGCCGCCCATGTCGAAGATGAACGAGACCGAGCGGGCACCGCTGCCAGCCTGGCCGGCGTAGGCCGCCTTGATCACCGCCTTGTAGATGTCCGATTCGACCGGGCCGAAGTTGCCGCCCAGGCGGTCTTCGGATTGTTCCAGGCCTTCGCTTTTCAGGTTTCCAAACAAGCTCATGATTTTTTCTCTTTCAGTGTTGATTTACGCGGGTTCTTTGTTTTGACGGGGGTTGGCCGATCAGATGTCGTAGAACTCGTTCAGGTGATCCAGCAGCTTCTGAGCATCGTTGTCGATGTAGGTCTCTTCGCGCTTGAACATGCCCATCGGACTGCGCAGGCGCATGCCGGTGGTCTGCTTCGTGATGCGGGTCTGGTAGACGTGTTTGAAGCCAAGCTCCTTTTCGTCCTCCGTGATCTCCAGCATCTTGTTGCCGAACTTCTCCAGTTCCTTGAGGGGAACCTTCGTGGCGCTGACAACTGTCGAGAAGTAGGCTTCCAGACCGTTGTTCTTCAGCGCACCCTTGATGGGCACGCTCGTTTTCATGGACATGCTCTTTTCATCGAGCACGTCGAGCAGGTGAGCAGTGATCAGCACCGGCTTGCCGAATGCCGCCACCTTCTGCTGCATCAGCGTCTTCCAGAACTGCTGGTACTGGCTCCAGCCCTTCATGGTGTCAGCCGAGCCGAGCACGTACATCGTCTCGAACATTTCCATCAGGAACGTGCCCGAGTCGATGACGATCCCTTCGCATGCGTAGTCGAGCTGGCCATGTGTGGCCGCGTCGAACGCTTCATGCACCTGGTACGGATCTGTGATGGTGTAGCGGTCGAACTTGTTGGCGAACGGCAGGCGCTTGCCGGCCTCGCAGTTCAGGTACATCCAGTTCTGCTGGTTGCGGATATGGCGCAGGCTTGCGCTCTTTCCCTCGCCAGAGAAACCGCAGATCATGATCAGCTGATCATTGGCTGCACCAACATCGGTTTCCTGGTCTTCCAATACTTCACTCATTGCATCTCTCCTTGTTTCTCTCCCTGGCTCGATGTGACTGAGCCAAGGAAAGGAATCAGTGTTTCTGGAAGCGCTTGGCCACCGTGGTCATGATCGTGCTGTTGATCTCCTCCTCGGAGAGGGGATTGTTCAGCTTGCCGTTGAACGCATGCACCTGCTTGCTCACCGACATCAGGTCCATGCCCGAGTCGACCAGAGCGAGTGCATACTTGATCATCTGGTTGTTCCGGCTACCGGTGACCATGCGCTGAACGAACCAGCGCTCCAGGTTGTCCAGCGACTCCACCTTCTTCATCTCGGTGCGGTACTGCTCGTTCTTCGATGTCTTTGGGATGAACCGCAGTGCATCGAGGATCTCGCCCTCGGTGTTGTAGTGGAACTTGCCGCCAGCAAAGGTTTCCCACTTCTTGCAGCGCTGGTTAGCCGACTCGTCCGTCTTGAACGGCAGCCACTCCATGATGTTGTTGACGAACTCCTTGTATTCATCGGAGTCCAGCTCCAGCACATAGTTGATCGGCAGCAGAAGACGGAAACGATCGCCGTGACCTTCGGTCTGGTGGCGTTTGGTGGTGTAGGTGAGGAACTTGAAGTCCTTCATCAGCTCGTGGCAGGCCTCGAGCGTTACACCCTCATCCACGTCGATGGCGACCAGGTTGAAGCCGGCGATGACGTTCTCCTCGGCACGGTGGCCGTTCTTCAGCACATGGTTGACCCAGTGCATCGGCTGGCCATCGTCCTGTGCGGCCTGGGTGAGCTGGTGGAGCTGGTCGAACGGCACCTTTTCCGCCAGGTAGTTGTAGGCCCAGTGCTCGCCGTAGCTGATGATCAGCTCGTCGAGATTGGTCTCCTGCAAAGTCTCACCCTTGAAGAATTCGATGTTGTCGACGTAGAACTTCTTGATGATGATGTGCTTCTTGTAGCCCCAGGCGGTGGCGAGGGTCATCATCTCGTTGCGGGCGGCGTTGCCGGACTTG